GCCTGAAACCCGCCACCATCAACACTTTCAGACTATTTTATCGCTATTTATTTTCTGTCTAATAATAAGAGTAAGTATTATTACTTAATAGACGAAAAATAGATAGTGCCTAAAATAGGCTAAGAATAGCCACCAGAGCCACTTTCAGCCATGTTAATGCGGTATCAAATAAATGATAACAACACGTTGAAAGCAATAACGGGATAATCATTTTTTTGAGTGAGTATGCGAATCTACTTTTGTGTTGTAATGAATTGTTAACGGGAGTGTTTAAAATAGGTCGCATTGAGTAAAAAAAAGTCGGTAATTTTGGGTAAAGTATAGTCAAAGTACACTCAAAACAAACTATTGTATATGTCTAAGGAACATTTAGTCCAAAATGTGCCAGAATTAAGGGAGAAATACCTTTTTACGAGCGATAAGCGACCGGCAAATATTGGAAGTAGAAAGGGGGTGCCCAACCGTGCCACCGTGCTGGCTAAGTGGTTAAACACCAAAATGAAAGTTCAGGACTTGCAAGGTAACGAAGTAGAATGTACTGCGTCAGATGCGGTTGTGCTTGCTCAAATACGCAAGGCGGTTGCGATGGGTGATACAAACGCGGCTGTGTTCTTGCTCGGTAATGCTCCTAAGGTGCAAGAGAATGAAACTGCTGAAATAAAGCCGCTGCACGATATGTCGTTACTCACAGACGAAGAAGTAAAAATAATGGCAGCAATCGAACGCAAAATGCGAGGACTGCCGCCAATAGATGAGGGGGAATATGTAGAGGAAATTAAAGAGTAAGTCTGCGTACTTGCATTGGTGTATATAACTTACCTGTTGGGGTTCTGAACCCTCCAGCGTTAAGGTGTTCAGCTAATTGCGCTAATGTCATTTTATCCCGTAGCAATGTAACCAATGCGCGGGCTTTCTTTGTTTCTATATTGTCCGCTGCCTTCTGTTGTCTTGTTGCAATACTCTTTTCGCGCCCTGCATTGGTTAGTGCAAAGTTATGCTGGCCGTCAGTTCTAAACCCTAATTGTTTACCACGATCCTTCGCGACTGATAAAGCAGCTTTTACGCGCTTGCTAATCATTTCGCGCTCCTGTTGTGCTAAGGCTGCAAAGATGTGGATCGTAAAGTTGTTAGCATCCGGCATATCTACACATTTAAACTTTACGCCAGTATCCATAAGCGTAGATATAAAAGTTAAGTTCCTGCTCAACCTATCCAGCTTTGCAATTAGTAGGGTGTAATCGCATTCTTTGGCATGCTGTAGGGCTTTAAGTAGTTCCGGTCTATTATCGTTCTTGCCCGTCTCCATGTCGCTATATTCGGCAACTATTACGCCATGTCCTGTTACATATTGCCTACAACTATTACGCTGTGATTCAACGCCTAAGCTGTCTTGCAATTGTTGTTGTGTTTTGTTGCCGCCTGGGCTTTTTCTGTAGTATGCAATGTAGTGTACCATGTGTGTGTATTGTGTTTGTTTGTGAGATACAAAGGTATAATTAACACTGTACAATACCTATTGTATTGTTGTTATTTATTTAATGCTAATAAGATAGGGTAAAACAGTACCGCAATACACCACAATAACACCTACATAGTACCTTACAATGTGGGTACGGGAGGGGTGTCAACCCAATGGCGTTTAGACCCACTCGCGCAAGAGCTACCCCTCCACCTAACATACAATTTTTCGGCACTAATACTTTCATATTACCTACCCCCTTAATTCTATTTTGATTTGATTAGGTTAATTCCCGAAAGTGGTTTTAAAAATCCGCAATAATTTGGTGGTTAATATAATTGTATTAATTTTGTAGTTATGGAGTTAAAGGAATTATTAGAGGTTAGCGGTATTCCTGCATCGTATTTAGCTGATAATATCGGTATGGCGCGTGGTACATTCAATAACAAGTTAAAGGGAAACAACGGGTCTTATTTTACTGTCTTTGAGATGGATAAGATTAAGGAGGTTATTGTGAAGGTTCAAGGCTTGCTAAGTGAATTTGTAAAGGGAGTTAAATAGCCAATTCGGTTACCGATTTAGTAACTAACTATGTATTGATATATAGAGTTTAGAAAAAACAAACACAATGAACTTAACAGAACTATTATTTGACAAAAGTTTTTGGGTGCATGTTTGGTTGGTTAATGGTAAACCAAGCATTAACTTTAATAACGGATGGATGGGCGTTACAACTCAAACCCCCGACATCACAATGTTTAAAGGGAGCCGACTTGCAATATTTTCACTACAAGGTATGTCATTCCCTGACCCATTTTGCTTAACAGACAAAGAATATGAAAGTTATTTAAAAATGTGCAATTCCCTATCTGTTAAGTATATTGGTTTGTTTGTGTCAGGTCGTGCAATATATGAAACATGGTCAGGTGTGTTGCCGCCTAATGATGTTGTTGATGTTTTTTTAAATGAAAGCAGTGTTATAACTGAATCTATGCACCAATTTTCTCCACGCTCTAATATGCGGGTAAAAGAATTTTTTGATAATGATTTGCCGGTAAATAATAAGGCAGTTTACATAAACAAGCACACATTATCCAACGCCTAAAACGCAACTACAAATGATTGACCCAATAACAGCAGCGTTGTACGTCAGTATGTTTCGTTATGTTTTTGACCAAGATTTTGAATGTGATAAAACGCCCGATGTTGATGTTCAACTTAAAACGCCTGTCATATCATTACCTGATACGCAATTTAAGGTAAAACCAAACTTTTGCAAATTGAATATTATTGAACCACTAATGTATTAAAAAAATGTCAAAACACCGCAAGCACATAAGGCGCGATGAAGCGCATATAAAGACCGTACATATTGATTTAGGCGATCAAATTATCCCCCATTTTAATGCTAACCCCAAATATGGTACCGTTGAGTTTTACGGCACAGAAAGTAAAAGGTTTGATGGCGAAAAATGGTGTAATATAAAAACAGATACCCCAACCCCATCAGATGTTATACCTGTTAAATTTGATGGTGAACAGTGGGGGTTAGTACCAGAACTTAATCCAAGGGATTTGGAGGTTAATTGGCATATTTTAAATAATTTTCATTCTGAATTTGCTAAGGTTGTATTGGGTAATGTTGACAAGAAAGACCGCCATCCGATCACGCTTGAAAAATTAGACTATGAGTAAATATGGGATAGAGTTTGTTAGAACAACATCTAACATTGATATTGAATCAGCTCAAGGATTAATTGATGAAGATTGCATAGAGTCGTTCCATAATGAAATGAAAATGTATTATGAAGGTCATTGTCAAATATACATTGCAGAATTATCGCATCTTTTTGAAATACCAGATTGCATAAGACTTAAATGTAAAGTTTTTAATAGTAAATCAGAAACTTCATTAATGTTGCGTATAGATTAGACACAGAATGAACAACACAATAGAACAACAAATAATAACCCTTAGATGGGATTCGAGATTGCCAAACAAAATAACTTGTGATGTAGATACTTTATTCCCATTGGGTAAATATTATCTATATAAGCATGAATATTACAAACTTGAAGAACTTCTTATGGGTATAGTTGTTCATTACAAATACAAAATAGGCGGATGCGATTTTGATATGTTGGAAATTATAGATTCAATAAGCAACAAAGAAAAAGCGCGTAAATTATTAACCGAAACAATAACAAAACTATGATTGACTATACAAACGAATACGGAGTAAAACTATCTCAAGAGGTTAAAGGGCATACCTACCTAAATTCAGAAACCATTGAAGTTAAATATTACGTTGATGGCAAACAGGTATCTTATTGGGTAGATTTGGGCGATGTGCTTGAATATGAAACACTTGATGGCAAAATTGTAAGGATAAATAAGGCTTAAATTTATACCCTATTTTTCTAAAAAGTCGGGGAATTATACCCCCTAATGGCTATCAAATGCCAAATTTATACATAAAACATTGCAATATCGTATATTTATAACGATATTGCATTTAACTTTACTAATTATGTCGGGAATAAACGATTTTGCAGAACGGGAATTAGCAAGACGAAGCATATTGAACTTTGCTACTTATGTGAAGCCTAAGTATAAAATAAACTGGCACCATAAAGTGCTTGCAGAGGCTATTGATAAGTTTGTTGCTGGCAAAATAAAGCGGTTAATGATCTTCGCACCACCTCAGACCGGTAAGAGTGAGCTAACTTCAAGATTATTACCACCTTATATATTTGGGAAAAATCCAGATGCTAAAATAATACTTGCATCTTACTCGGCTGCTATTGCAGAGGGCATGAGTAATAGTTGCCAAAAGTATATTGATAGCGAGGAATATGCAAGACTATTCCCTAAAACCACATTGCAAAAAGCTGGCGTAAATGGCGCATGGAAACGTAACGCGCAGGAATTTCAAATTGTAGGGCATGAGGGGTATTTGTGGGCGGTAGGTGCTGGTGGTTCTGCTACGTCTAAGACTGCCGATTATGTTATAATTGACGACCCGCATAAAGATAGACAAGAGGCGCAAAGTGCATTGATAAGCAATAGGGTTTGGGAATGGTACACAGACGTTATGGACACCCGTATTCATAATGATAGCGGCATAATGATAATGCAAACCCGATGGGATTTTATGGATTTGTCGGGTAGGCTATTGCAAGCATATCAAGATGGTACGGGTGAGGAATGGACGGTTATATGTTTCAAAGCTATAAAAGAAAATGAATTAGTGCCTTATGACCCACGAAAAACAGGTGAGGCATTGTGGCCGGCTCGTCATAGCTTAGAGCGTATGTTGAAAAAGCAGCGTGAAAGTAGGCGTACATTTGAAAGTCTTTATCAACAAAACCCTCAACCCGTAATGAGCGGAGGCGAGTGTTATAAAGAGTTTGATAGAAATGTCATTGTAAAAGATTGTCACTATAACCCTGAACTTACTACGCACGTATCATTTGACTTTAACAAGCAACCTTATATGACTTGTACGTTATGGCAAACAGAAGCCATAAATGAAGGTGAGCGGCGTAAGTGGATAGCAAGGCAAATAAAAGAGTTTACGCTTGCAAGCCCAAAAAATACTACTAAGCACGTATGTATTGCCGTTCGTAATTTTATTCCCGATTTAAAAGCTAAGTTGTTTATTTATGGCGACCCACATGGTATGGATGAAGATACGCGTAGTGAAAGAGGCCATAATGACTATCTTGTTATTATGAAGGAGTTGAAAATGTTTAGACCTGAATTAAGGATTTGGAATAAAGCCCCTAACATTGGCAAAAGGATTGATTTTATAAATGCCATATTTTCGGGTGAAATATCGGATATAACAATTGAGATAGACCCTAAATGCACAAAGACTATTGACGATTACCAGTACATAAAGGAGGATGAGGAAGGCGGTAAGTTTAAGCAGATGTGGACAGACCCTGGCACTGGTGTTCGTTCACAAAGATATGGGCACACAAGTGACTCAAATGATTATTATTTAACATACGTTTTTAGGAAACAGTTTGAAAAGTTTTTATCAGCGGATAAACCTACACAAATATTTGTAGGCAAGCGTAAAGACCCGCTATATAAAAAACCAAGAGGTGGCGGTATGTATTGATAAAAATACTTAATTTCGCTTATGACAATAACCGACATAAACAAACCGATACAGATTGTTCATGCTGATTTTGAAGGTAAAAAAGCCCGTTGCGGCAAGTGTAAAAGTGTATTAGGTGAATTTAATGCAGTTGAGGGTGAAATAAAATGTAGAAAAAATGATTGCAAAGCGTTGAATATACTAAAAAGATAGTACATTTACAAAATAATGCGAACGTCTGGAACGTCTAAATTACTCAAACATTGGGATATTTATACATTTCAGACTATAAGACCGCAATCCAACAAGGGTATTATAACCAATTGGTGCAAGGTGATGACAGCAAAAGGCTGCAATCTGAACTGTACGCATTAAGCAAGTGCAAAGGGCATCTACAGCAAAAGTACGATGTCAACCAAGAGTTTACCGAAACATTGCCGTGGTCGCCTACACCCACATACAGCGCACGTAGTCGGGTTATTATAGATTATGCTGTTTACGATGCTACATTGACATACGCGGTTGATGATTGCGTGCTGTACAATGGGTATGGTTATGTATGTATTACCGCCGTTACTGTTGCGGAACCATTTGATCCCGCTAAGTGGACAAACTTAGGCGCACGCTATACTATTTATTACGGAGCATACCCAAGTGGTTGCACGTACAAAGCTGATTTATCCAGCCCCAATAATCCCGTATTCAATTTGCTACGCCCCTATGACGTAGATGACGTTGTTTTTTGGAAAGGCAATACGTATGTATGCAAGCAAAAGACCAGCAACATTACGGCTGTACAAATGATACAGTATTATAAGATTTCCAATATACCATACATTAACGTGTTTCCTGACGATGCGATTAACAACAATAACCGTAAGTTTTGGAGTGATGCAACTATTTACGTTATACCGCCCGGCACCTTACCTACTGATACCGATGCGTGGATACAGGGCGACAATAGAGAGCAGCAGTTAGTGGATGCGATGGTATGGATTACACTGCAAAAGTTATCATATCTTATAGCTAATAAAAACGTTCCTGACAATTGGGAAAGTAAAAGTAAGTCGGCTTGTGATGCGTTGGAAGCTATGGCTGACGGATTAATAACTGTTGACATACCATTAGTTCAACCTCCTGCGGGCAAGCGGATAAGATACGGGGGAATCGTAAAAAACATAAATGCTTACTAACATATAAAACAAACAACATGACAGAGCAAGAGAAATTTTACATTAATACAAGACTTGAATGCCTTAAAGTAGCCAATGGCGCAAACATGGCAGTAGGTGAATGGTCTTTAATAGATATGTCTAAAAACCTATCTGATTTTGTTTTAAAAGGCGAAAACAACGCAGAAACATACATTGACGATAGGAAATTTGCCAATGTTAAACCAATACTTTGCGGATTTGTTATTGAGGATGATAAAGGAATAGGCGGTTACAAGCACGTATCAATTGATATATCTGAATTGATAGGAAGAATTAATTTATTGGCTGAAAATAATTTAGTGCCAAAAGAAAGTATGTATAAAACTTTTATCTCTATTTTATCCAACCCATCAATAATAGATAAATAATGAATACCAAGCTAAACATAAAACAAACGGATACGCCAAATGAACCTGCTGCGGTAGAGTTTTTTAGGTCTATTTCAGAACAATATTTGTATTGGGTAGCGCGTAAAGAACCCGAATGCGCAAATTTTGCGGCTGCGTTTAAAAACTTGATGCACGAATTGACAAGAGATACAAACGAATAACTATGAGTGTACAATCCCTTAAATCGGTAAAAAACTTTTTCCCCGTTCCACCACCCTCGGCAGGTAGTCGGAACAAAGGTGCTTTACTCAATGCGGGAGGCTCATTTAACCCTACACACAACCTTGCAAATAGGCGTATGCCTTTGCAGTTGCCACGTATCAGGCAAAGCGTTGAATCATGGAGGGCGGCAGTAATGCAAGCCGAACAGGCGTTCTGGCCATTTAGGGTCTTAATGCAGCAGTTATTTGACGATACCGTATTAAATGCACACGTAGCCGCTTGCTTAGAACGTAGATTGAATTTGACTTTATTGCGCAAGTTTGAGCTACGCTATGCCGATGGTACAAAGTCCGAAAAGTGGACTAAGTATTTTATGAAACGTTGGTTTAGGCATGACTTTTTATTTCATGCACTATCAGCCCGTTTCTATGGGTATAATCTTATTTCATTAGGTGATTTGGTTGTAAAGGACGGCATAAGCTACCCTAAACAACCTACTATCATTACAAGATGGAACGTAAGCCCCGATAGGGACGAAGTAGGCGCATTTATATACAGCCCAACAGGTTATTCGTTTACTAAAGGTGTTGCAAGCGACTGGCACGTAATGGTAACTACTACTACTGAAAACGGTGTTAGCGGTTGCGGTTATGGTTTGTTGTATAAGGTTGCAATGCTTGAAATACTTGTGCGTAATAACTTAGGTTGGAACAGCAACTTTGTCGAAATATTTGGTCAACCTATACGCCAATTAAAAACCAATAAGACCGAAGGCGAGGAAAGGGATGCAGCAGAGGCGGCACTTGACGCTATGGGTAGTTGCGCCTATATCCTTACCGATACGATGGAGGAATTAATACTTCATCAAGGTAATTCGGGTGGTAACGGATACAAGGCTTACAATGACCTCGATGCAAGGTTAAAAGCCGATATAAGCAAAATGTTATTGGGTCATCAGGATGCTATTACCGCAGTACCAGGCAAAAACGGTACGGTTGTACCAGCAGGAGCGCCAACAAACGATGATGATGCGGGTGATCCTGTTAGTTCTGCTTTGCGCGATGTCCAAAGTAGCGATGGTATGTTTTTGGAGCCTGTTATTGAGGATATTCTTTTTGAAAAGTTACGGGCTATTGGCGTGCATTGTGGCGATGGTGAAACATTACCCGAAGGGATGCAGTTTGTATTTCTTAACGATGCAGAGGAAAGGGCTATACAGAATGAAAAGAACAATGTCAATCAGAAGTTTGGCACATTGGTAATGACGTTGGCACAAGCAGGAAAGACCGTTGATAATCTATACATAGAGGAACAATTAGGATTTCAGAAGGGTGTAATATCGGATTTACCTACACAGTTAGCAGGTAGCCCCGATGCTGTAAAAAAACTACCCGAACCTAAGACCGAACCAAAGCAAGCAATTACCAAATCGCAACCGTTAAAAGATAGTAGCAAGAATAGACCTAATAACCAATTATTCACAATGCAAAATATATTAAATGGAGTTGTTTAATCCAATACAAGGCGAATATTTTGATAGGGCTATTGCGAGAATATCCGATGAATATTCCGCGCACTACCTGTACGACAATTGCGCTAATTGGTGCGAAAATATAGGCTATGACAAGGCAGCTAAGTTCTTTAGGGAGGAAGCAAAAACAGAGCTAAAACATGCCTTAAAATGGAAGGAATGGCTATGTAAGTGGGGTGTTAATTTTACTACACCTACGCCTGTAGTTACACCTGTTATTACAAGTTTGCCCGACTGCGTTTATAAGGGTTATGGCATTGAAACGGAATTGTACAAAAACTACAATTTTGATGCAATAGCCGCCATGCACTACGACACATCTTTGTATTCTTTGATAGCTGAATTTGTAGAGATACAACGTGAATCGGTTGCAGAATATCGCACATTGGTTGACAAATTAGCGTTGTACAATGATGACGCAACAAGCATTAAACTATTTGAACAAGAAGCATTTTAAAATATTTATATGGCACAAGCATTACAGTTTACAAAAGCAAATAGCGTCCTTTCAGTAGTTGACGGGTCTAACAATAGATGGGCTTTTACGGGTCAATGTAGTTTGCGTATGGTTGTCGGCGATACGGCTGGCAGTACCAAATATGCTAATTATGTTTTGTCGTGTGGTACGGACATTATCAAGTTCAACCAGCAGGACATAAACAAAATAGCAGGTTCCGACCCATCAGGCACCCCCGCAACAGACTTTGCAAGTATCAAGGCTATATTACCTCTTTACGCTTAATACTCTAAAATATAAAACAAACAAACAATGCCTAAGCAGTTCTACAAAGACCAAATGAGCCAATCTGAAATTTCTGTTATGCTACTTATTGCATCAGAGATTAAAAAGGCTATGCAAATGCGATTGCCGTTAAAGACTATTTATTTACAACCCCCGTATTTCAGAATATTCGAGGAGTTAAATAAAAAGTGCTACCACGATTATGAGTTAGCAGAGCAAAACTATGAGTACCAAATACAAAAGGTACACATAAAAAAAGGTAGCATGATTCAGAAAAGACCTTCGCAGGTGGATTACTGGCCGACAAGCATTGATGAGCGTAATTTGAATAGAGAACTAATAGGTAGAACAGCTTTAAACTAAACACCATGAAAGTAAGGCAACATGCTGAAAGACGAGTTGTAGCGTACCCACCTGATTACATTAAGGAAAAGTTGGATAGGCACCTTGAAAAACATGGCGGTAGTAGAAGCGAGTTTATCACAGACGCCATAAAAGAAAAGCTGGAAACGATACGCGCAAGTAACATAAAGACTAATTCGGTTAGTAACTGCCTGTAAAAAGGTGGCACACATTCGCTTTGTACGTATTATAAATTGTGAATTTTAGGCAGTGGAGTTTATATATACTAAAAATCCTAACGAAAAGGAACCAATTATTGTTATCAACAAGCATATCGGTATCGATAGCGAAACTGGCGATGGGATAATGGGTACACAGTTTATGGATGAGGTTTTTGAACTTAAACGTAATGGGGTACAGAAAGGTGAAGTTTGGATAAACAGCCCCGGCGGTTCAATGCTTGAAGGTTACAACATACAAGCAGGTATAGGCATAGCAGGTATTGAGTTTGATACTTTGAATTACGGGATAGCGGCAAGTAGCAGCGGTTGGATATGGTTGAAAGGGCGCAAGGTTAAAATGACTTCTAACGCCATTTTTATGTGCCATGATCCAAGCAATGAGGACGGTAGCGAAGGTTCAGAACAAAAGGCGTTCCGTAATAGTGTAGCAGTAATGATAAATGAGGGCAGCGGCAGAAATGGCAAACCTAAAATTACGGTTGAACAGGCTGAAAAAATGATGGCTGAAACTACATTTTTAGACGCTGAACAATGCTACAACTTAGGGCTTTGCGATGAAATAGTGGCAAGCAATTATGCCGATACTTACAAACCTGTTTCAACAAATGACTTTTACCTTTTTGGCAATAAAATTTATAACAGTCTTTTAAAATCGAAAAAAATGAATCTAACACCAATAACCAACGTGCTTGAATTGCAGGAAGGTGCAAACGAAAGCGCAATTGAGAAAAGTATCAACGCGCTGAAAGCTAAGGCTAACAGAGTTGAAATACTTGAATCAACTAACAACAGCCTTACCGCGCAGATTGCAAGCCTTACCAAAATTAAGAACGAAAGCGAGCAAGGTATGGTAACAGCCGTGAACGAAATGGAAGACCTAAAAAACAAAATCAATGCTTTGGAAGGTCAATACAACGCGCTTGCAGAAGAAAAAACCAATTTGATGAATAAGCTCAACGAAATGGAGAATTTGTCAAAGATGGAATCCGAAAACCGTATGGAAATGGATTGCCGTAACATGGTTAATTCTTTCTCAAATAGAATAGGCACAGACGAAGCCGTTATATCTGATTGGGTTAATACAGCTAAGGTGTTAGGTCTTGATAAAGCTAAAAACATGCTTGAAAAATTGCCCGTTGTAGGTAAAGCCCCTTCTATTGCTACTATCGTAAATAAGACAACTGCAACTGTTGTACCAACAGGCAAAACGCCTGCTGAAAATCTTATGAACGAAATGCGCGCAAACCTTGAAGCTAAACGTAACAGCGCAAAACTTACATCACTCAACTAATCGTTCACAAATTAATTTCAACTTCTAAAATAGTACAATTATGGCAGATGCTTTTAACCTCTCGACCCTTGATACCAGTTATGCCGGTGAATCGGATAACGGTATGTATGTAATCAAACATACGGGTCAACTCGATACGGTAAAGAAAGGATGTATCATGGTAAAGGATGATATTAAAAAGAAATATACAATTCCTTTCCTTGACATTACAAATATCATACAGGACAGACAGGCGGCTCCAACAAGTCAAGGTAGCATAGCAATCACAGGTAAGGTTATCGAGCCTCGCGATTATATGATATACATGACCTTCAACCCGCGCGACCTTGAAGCTAACTGGCAGGCTGTAAACTTGCAGAAAGACCTTATTGACAGAGGTTTGCCAGCAACTACCAATGCTTATGTTATCATGTTCACGCTTGCCCGTAACATTGAATATAACGAACGTGCAATTTGGCGTAGCCGTATTGAATACCATCCTCAACATGGCGCGGTTAACCCAACTTCAAAGGGAGCCCCTGCTACCGATGCGCAATACAACAAATACAACGGTCTTATTTATAAGATACTGAACGATTCTACTACCGTACAGGTTGCAGGCGCACAGGTATTGACCGCTAACAACATACAGGCGCAGTTTGACGCAGTTTATGCTGCTATCCCTCAGCCCCTTTTGTACAAATACGGTAAAGACGGTATCATTTTCCACGTAAGCTATGCAACTCAACAGTTGTGGGAAGCTGCACAACAGTCGCTGACGTTCAAATCAACCGATACCACTGAAAAGGGTATAAACAAATACAAGGGATACGATGTAGTTCCACTGTACGGTATGAGCGACAACACGATTATCGCGGCTATCAGCGAACCTACTCCACAGGCACCATTCTGGTTGGGTCTTAACAGCGCAACAGATGAAAGTAATGTGAAAATGGGCATGGTTAATGCGACAGATGAAAACTGGTTCTTGAAAATCTTGATGAAGGCCGATACCCAATGTGGTTGGGGTACTGAAATCGTAATATCTACAACTATCACTGCTTAATTGCAGTGGTAGTTTGTTTATTGTTAAACTCATTAATTTTAAAATAACATGGCAACTAATACCAACGGTTTCGCGTTCACGAGAGGCGCAAATCAGGATAATACATGGAAGGTAGTAACGGAAGATATGCAGACAATTGCATACGCAACAACCGTTGCGCTTTTACCATCCGCTAACAAGAACTTTTATCAGTTCGATGCGCTTACAGGCGACATGACTATTACCGCTAACGTAGACCTTGCCGCTGACGGTTCGGGGCCAAAGTGGGGTGATACAATGGAATTGCAATTTGCGGCATCAGCGGCAAACCGTACCGTTACATTTAGTACAGGTATGACAGGCAGCGCAACGACATTGGTTGTTGTAAGCGGTAAATTCGGTAACATATCTTTTACATTCACTGCAAACGGCTGGATAGAAACAGGTCGCACGCTAACAGCATAATACTATGTCAACAACAGTAGCAAGGTCAAATCAACTTACAGGTCGCTCACGTGGTAGCGTCATTGTACAGGATTATCAAACTCCTACCTATGCTGCGTCTATTGCTATTACTACTTTGGCTAATGCCGAGGAAACAATAGTAAAAGTTGCCTTGACTGGTAACTTGACGCTGACGGTAGGCACCACAAACCCGCTGATAGGTGATAAGCTGATATTGATATTGTCGTCTGATTCAACTGCAAGAACTATTACTTATAGTACAGGTTTTGCAACAACATCAACGAGCGATACATTGGCTGTAAGCAGCACAGGTACGGCTATGTTCCGTTATAATGGGGATACATGGGATAAGGTATCAAGCATTAACCCATCAGGCACACCCGGCGGTTCTGGCAGTTCACCTGCTGTTACCTATGCCTCACCTGCTTATGCCGCTACATTGGCTCTTACCCCTGCTGCTGGCGATAGTCGCTATACAGTAGGACAGCTTACAGGCGCAATGACAATAAACATTACTACCACTAACCTTTCGGCTGGTAATATAGTAAGTTTTGTGTTTTCGGCTGACGGCACCAACAGAGTAGTAACGTTTGGTACAGGTATGAAGTCAAGCGGAACAATGACAGTTGTAGCGTCTAAATTTGGGGGTATATCTTTCCAATATGACGGGACGCAGCTTGTTGCTCTCGGACGTGAAATAACGGCTTAATAATTTTTATATAGGCAATCTCATTTTGTGTGGGATTGCCTATATTTGCAATTATAAAACAAACATAAGATGGCAAGAGAAACACGCGAAGAGCGTTTGCAGAAAATTATTAATACGCTTGACGATACTATTTACACGTTAGAGCAACCCGAAATGGATCACGTTAAAAACGTGTATTTTAATGCTAAGGGTGAACACTTTTTTATTGCGCGTAAAAGCGGGGAAAACTTGTACACTCGATTAGTATTATCACACGTAGACGTAACAGGCAATAAACCATACCCTAAAAGCGAGGAAATTGCCTATGTGCCAGAAAACGGGTCTGTATCTCAAATAACGGTTTATGTGCCGCCAACCGAGCCTGATTGCCTGATTGTAAAAACTATGACTAAAGCGGACGCATTGGCGCACTTTAAAAAGAAGTATGACGATGCACAGATTGAATTAAGGCAGTTGGAAGATAGAGCATTGGCATTGTACGAAGCTAAAGGCAAAAGGAAATAACAGCCATTTACTGAACAAAAAATAGGGGCTGAAAAGCCCTTTTTATTTATGTCGCAATTCCGATTTAATAACGCCGCGCAAGCATTAGGGTCGCAGACTAAACAAGCTGCAATTAGGATAATGCGCGAAACAAAGCAATATTTTGGTAAGGCGTTTGATAAAGAGGAATTGGGCGGTGATAAGTGGCAAGAGGTAGCGCGTAGAACGCCCGGAACATCTTTTTATGCAAGTCAGGTTGCATCAGGTATAAACAAACCAAGCGGTAAACGTTTTGTTGTTAATCAAGGTAAAGACTGGCGTAAGAGAAAGATAAATCAGGGTGTAACGGGTAGGTTGAAGTATAAAACGATACGTGCAGATAGTAGCATTACAGGCAATGGCGCGGTTAGTACAATGACAAACCCCGTACCTTATGCCGCGTATGTGAATGACGGAACGCCTTATATGCCTGCAAGACCGTTTATGAAGCATACGGATGAATTAACGGTTTTACATTTACATATTTTGGAGCAAGAAACAGGGCTAATTTGGAAAAAAGTTTAACATGATACTGACCTCAACCCCATTAAAGACAGCAATAGTTAGCATCCTAAACCCAATTAAGGATATTAGCTATAATTGGGATGCGGCACCGTATGACGTTAATGCTTTAGGTAATGCACAGGCAAGGGCTGGTAAGTTATTCCAAGAGGTTAAGATATGGAACAACCAACTAAGTAGGGCTAAATCAGGCGAAGGGTATGTATTCCAATGTCCTGCATGTTTTTTAGAGCCTATACCTGCTGAAACATCGCAATTCCTTGACAACGTAACCTATACTGATTATACATGGCGGTTGCATATCATTGACGAGGAATTAGACGGCGCAGATGAGTTTAGCCTTGACCAAAACCTTAATGTTTTTATATACAGAGATATAGTAAAGTCTGCATTGGTTGGGGTACAGCCACCTAATTGCAGTACTATGTTTTATGTAGATGAAACACAAGATTTTGAGCATGACAACTACTATCATTACATAGTGGATTTTAAAAGCGGCTTTACTGATACCAAAGGTTCTGTACTTGATGCAGACCAAACAAAGGTTATCTACAAAACGCCTCCAACAAATTTGGAATTGGAAGTTGGCTTTACCCCCGATATTCCTACACCGCCTGTTGACCCGATTACGATATACATTTGGAAGGTTTGCAAGGTGCAAGTATTGGTTACCGCAACGCCAAACCCAAGCAATACACAAACGCTTGATAATGGCGTTACGATACCTATAGAATACTCTTTAAACTCCGATGGTACACTTACTATACCTTACCTTAGTAATACCGCTGGTGTGGCTATAAATACGCCTTTTATCGTTAACAATCAAAATGTCGATACTGTTATCTATGAATTTAGAACGCCTCAAAATGATTGGGCATTTAATAACGTAGATGGCGGTGGATTTGGCGAAGGCAACGAAATATCATTTAACGCATCATTACCTTTAGTATAATGGCAAGGACAATAACAGTAATTCAAAATTCGATAATAGCCAATTTGGTAAACGCGGCATCGCTTGTGGGCGTTACCATTACGCCGTCAGAGTGGAGCCAATACGATTATAGGCAATTGATTAGTTATGTTATAGCTGTTGCAATAGCTACTACGGAGCAATTATGGGATGCGTTTACGGCATTGATTGAGGGTAAAATATCACAAGCGGCACCACAAACTAAGGCATGGTTTCAAGCCCAAATGTTTAAGTTCCAATTCTCGGCTACTGACCCTCAAATATTGCAGTTTAACGAAACGTTGTTTTACCCTTACTATCCTGTTGTTGATACTAATTTGCAAGTCATAAAATATTGCTCAACGGTTGCGGGTACATTTGGCACTACACGAATTAAAGTAGCGGCGCAGGTTGGCGGCTTACCTGCTGATTTGGACACAGCGCACCCAGGGGCATTAGCGGCGGCACAATCCTATGTAAACTTACTTGCCATACCGGGAATTACATACTATGTTGTTTCGGGCAATGCAGACCGTATTTATATAAAAGCAAGCGTTTATTATCAAGGTGGGTATAGTGCGATTATATCTGATACTGTTATTTCGGCAATAGATGCGTTTTTAGCGGCTTTGCCTTTCGATGGCGTATTACTATTATCTAACTTAGAAGTAGCCATAAAATCGGTTACAGGCGTTGTAGACATAGTTTTTGAAGATGTGCAAGGCAGAGCAGACGGTACGGCATACGGTAGCGGAACTGATTTAGTTGTTTCTAATACTGTAACGGCAAGATTATACAACACATCAGCAGGTTACTTAATAGCAGAAGATACCCCTACGCATACATTGGCAGATTCATTAACATTTATACCAGTATAACAATGCCTGTACCACAAGTAGATTTTAATTTACAAGTTGTCAATACGTTGCCGTTAGACCAGCGGTTGCCGTATTGGAAAATATTTGTACGTGCATTAGTAAGCCCTATTGTTTGGCTTTACGAGTTGTTTAATGGGTTCATGTATAACAGCGTTGATACAGGGTATTGGAGTTCAATAATTACTTACAGTAAAGGCGATAGGGTAAGGGATATTAGCGGTGTGTATGAAAGTTTGACCGATAGCAATTTGAACAATCCAATTACCGATACTACATATTGGTACAAGGTATTAAATTACTTTATTGGCGCAGACGAAAGGGCTGTTTACAATGGGCGCAAAATAAATTTTGAATGGGCTTTAAATAGGTATTTCAATACTACATTTAGACAACCTAACGACCCCGTAACGCCAACGCCAAGCGATATATTTATAACTGACGTTCCTGCTGCATATACATCATTGGTTATGTATCCTACTGATTATCGTAGCGGCATAATATATCCAACCACATCAGCCCCTTATTTTATGTATAATACTCCAGTTTATACGGGGGCTACAACGTACCAATTTGACATAAACATACCATTGGCTATATTTGACGCATTAGGCTCAACAGACGCTATTAGAGAAGCGGTTGTAAGGAATTTTGCAGATAAATACACAGCAGTAGGCACATTTTATAACGTAGTAACATACTAATTATGAGTAAGTACATAGATTTTTCCTTAGCCTCGCATGGTCAACCGTGGTCAGCAAATGCCGCTCTTTGGAATCAAACAGGATTGGGAGATCAATCTTCGGCGGCTGTAATTGCATTGATAGGTGATAGTTATAGTAACTCCACAATATACGTTTTGTATGGTTGCGTGTTAACTTCATCGGCTGGCACAACATCAGTAACAAGCGGTATGTTGTTTTATGGTGGCGTGTTTTATTCCATGTCAGCATCAAGTTATGCAGACCCAAGCGGTGGTAATGTAAATGTTATAAATATTGTTACTACTTACGGTGATGGTGGCGGCACTGCTTTCGAAGATGGGTTAGTCGCCAACGTACTTTATAATAAAACCGTTCAATGCGCGGCAGGTACATCAGGCACATTAGGGCTATATAGTAGTTTGGTGTTTTTGGCTAATAAAACATCTTATACTGCATCCGCAATAAACGGAGCAACTATATATTTCCCAAACAACCAATATATTGAATATGGTGGTGTGGCAAGTTCAACAAATACAATTACGGTAAGCGCAACAAATGCCCGTAAACTTACTACCGTAACATTGCTCACATTAATAACAGCAGGTCAGGCAATAGCATTTTCGGGCTTAACTGTTGGTCTTATGACAGGTGCTTTGGTAGCTGTAAATACGGGCGTTATGGTTATAAGGTTGACATATACAGGCGGTTCGTTAATACCTGTATTAGCTGAAATATATAACCCTGCTTAATTATTAATAGTGATTAGTACGGTGTTTTTGTTAAAACACTTGACATATATCGTACTAATCATAGTTTTAGTATAAAGCAAAGACCCGATAAAAGGTATTGCAGTTGCGCCCGAAAATGATAACTTTTGCCCTTCAATGGCATAATTTATAATGGTTGTTTGGCTACCAGCAACGGCGTTAGTTGTATCAATGTAAATTGGCAAGTTTGTTTCGCTTGAAATTGTTTTGTACGAAACATTATAATCTTTATCAAGCCTAATAGTATCTCCATACAAACATTGTTTAGATTGGACTACGGGCGCAACGCATGGGTTGACATTAATTTCCTTACTGCATCCTGTAAATATTATCGCAGCGGCTAAAATTGTAAGTGTGTTTTTCATTTTGTGTTGTGTTTAGAAATACAAAAGTATTAATTGAATTGATAAAAACCTAATTTCCTAAGTAGTTTGTTTTATATATCGGAGCTGGCCTATTCTTAGGCTGGCTTTTCTATTGCAAAAAGGTGGCACACTTTTAATTTCAACTATGACCTTATATAGACCTTTATTGCATGGCAAGAAGTAGCGTAAGTTTCGTTTTAGGAACAGGCTCATTAGGGCAAGTAGCGGCAGGAAATGATTTCATTTCAGGTATGCCGTTCGTTGGAACAGCCCCCGGCTCATTCCTTACAAATCCATATCAGTTGGTTACCAGCTTAGCAGATGCCGAAACAAAAGGCATTACGCTTGATTATAGCGATGAAACCGCAGCAAAAGCAATATATACCGTTAGCGGTACAGTTACCGTTGGCGATACTTTTGCAATGACTATAACTGAAAAAAATCCAGTAACAAGAGCAAACCCAACAGGTACTACCGTTGTAGATTTAGGCACAGCGACAGTATCAACGGCGGCTACTCCTACTGGCGCGGCTACTGACATAAAGGATAAAATCAATGCAGGTACTTACTTGCATGGTTATACCGCAACAAGTTCAGCAGGCGTGGTTACAATAACAGCAAGACCGGGCATAGGTATCGGGTTAAATCCTGCTGTATCTACTTCACCATTGGCGGTTACCGTAACAGGTACAGCCACAGGCGCGATTACTCAACAATTCGGTACAGGTAGTGGCGGTGCAACTGTTGGCGTATATAGCAAAAAGGCAGTTTGGCATTACCAAGTTTCCGAGTTTTTCAGAGCAAACCCTACAGGTGTACTTTGGGTAGGTTTCTTTGATACTTATTCAGCAGCTAATATTGTTACTCTTGGAAATTACGCAGAGGGAACAATTAAGCAATTTGGAGTATTTGATATAACCGTTACAAGTGCAAGCGCGTTTACTTCCAATATGACAGCATTGCAAGCGCAAGCAGTAATACTGTTTGGTGGTTATAATCCTGCAATTGTTCACTATGCGCCTAATATCAAGGCTATATCAGGTCTTGAAACGCTTGAAAATCAGCAGAACAAATCTAACTATTATGTGTCGCCTGTTATCTTGCAGGATGGCGCAGCAGTTGGAGCACAGTTGTATATAAATTCAGGCATAAGCATTACTAACGTTGGTTGCTCATTGGGTACAACAAGTAAGGCGGCTGTTAACCAAGACATCGGCGAAGTAGGTGCATTTAACATAACTGACGATGTAGAAATGGCTGTACCCGCTTTTGGTAATGGCAAATTGGTTACTGAATACGACAGCAATACGCTCGATCAATTAGACGCATACCGTTACATATTTGCTACCAAATTGGCAAATAAAACAGGCACATACTTTGTTAATGACTGGTCGGCAATTGTTCAAACAAGCCCATACTACCGTATGAGCCGTAACAGAACAATGAACAAGGCAATACGCCTTATTTACGCCTCTATTGTTGATTTGCTTAAATCTCAAATTGAACTTAACCCCGACGGAACAATTACACAAGTTTCAATAGCTAAGTTCGATAGTGCGATTATACCAGTTCAGACCCAAATGAAAAATGCGGGCGAGATTAGCAACATGGCAATATCTATCGACCCTGCTCAAAACATACTAAGTACGGGTAAAATAGTAATTGGCGTAGCAATACAACCTACAGTAACAGCAGACTTTATCCAAGTCAATATGTCTTTCGTAGCTAAAATATAACATTTATGATTATTAATAAAAGTTGGGCTGATATAACTTGCCTTGTAGGCGGTGTGCCATTGTTGGAAGTGCAAGAGATTGACTACAACAGAGAACGTAAAATTGAAGACCATTACGGGGCTGGCGACAAAGTTGTAAGTCGTGGTTATGGTAATGTAATGGATACAGGGTTTAGCTTGAAAATGTCTTTTGACGAATTGAAGCGTTTGGAACTTGCCGCGCCTAATGGCGACATTACTCTATACCCTCCATTCCCTGTTAAAGTGGTATGGAAACCAACTACAACAAACCCTACAACGTGGACTGATACACTTACAAACTGTCAGTTTACTAATAACGGTCGTAGCTTAAAACAAGGTGAAACTAAGTCATTTTTCACAGTAAAAGGAATATTTGCGGGCTTTAATGACCCACAATAATTAATATATGAGCGATATAAAACAAACAACAGAACAAACAACTTTGACTGAAATTGAATCAAAGGACGCGGCATTTTGGGCTAACATGGATGAGCGCAAAATTGCTATTGAATCTAAGTTAGGACGTAAAGTTTTCCCGTTGGCTATTGTTGATAGGGCGACTGGTGAGTGGATTTCTGGGTTTGCTTATGAACCCGATTTGACTACTAAATTGCGACTTATAGATAAAAGTGCATCAACAGAAAACGGCATATCAGTAGAGGCTTGTAGTTCAGTTTTGGAAAGCCTTGTTATTGCAAGCGAAACAGACGAGCGAATCGCATCTAAAAAGAACCATGAATTATGGATAGGCGCATCCTATTGCCTTGCACAATTTATGACAACTGCTATCCCTGTTTTTAAAAAAAAATAGACGAATACAACATAATTTTAGGTCAGGAAGGGTGGGCGGGTGAGCTTGCCCTTTTGGCGTTTTATAATGGGTTTAAGGATAATATAAGGACGTGGGATGATGATAGGTTGTTACAATCATTAGCGGATATGCAAATGGCTATGAGATTATTAGGCACACGAGTTTCAAATACTGAATAATGGCAACGCAAACGGTTAGATACATTGTAGAAATAAACAACGGGCAAGCTATTGCGGCTTTGAAAACCGTTGAGGGTAATGCTACATCGGCTGAAAAAGCCATTTCATCACTCAATACCGCCTTAGGCTCATTAGGGTTAGGATTGGGGATGAAAGCCATTGCAGACTATGCAAAGGATGCAGTAGATGAAGTTGCCAAATTAGAAACCAGTTTTTTAAGGATAAAGAATGCAAGTGCCAATTTTACCGAAGGCGTAAAAAACCAATTATTTATCCGCAATGAGGTTGATAAGTTTAAAATAGACTTGCAAGAAAGTGCAGATGCGTGGGGTAAGTTCTTAATGAAAACCAAGAACGCGGGGTTAGGGTCTAACCTTACACGTCAATTGCATGATGAACTATTAGCCATAAGTAAGGTGTCAGCATTGCCGCAGGAGGAAATGGACGCTACCGTTAATAACATCGGTATTCTATTGACTGAAAAGGTTTTGGAAGCAAGGCACATAAGAGGTTTGTCGTATGTGCATCCTCAACTTATGCCGTTCTTAGCGCACGCTATGAAAACGGATTTGAGTACCATAATGGGTATAAACGACAAAAACATAAGTGATGACCAAGCCCAAAACTTGCTGTATCGTTCGTTGTCAAGTGGTAAGTTAACAAAGGCTGCTTTAGATAGTAAAGTACTGATACAAGCTATACACGAATACTACGAAAGTGTAAAGGATGGATTGCCCGAAACTCTTGATACTATTGGTAGTAACATGACCGATTTGCATAACAAATGGTTAGAGTTTAAGGAATCATTGGTGATGTCGTTTAAGCCCGAAATAGTATCTTTCATAGGTGTTTTTAAGGATTGGGCGGTAACATTAAAAGAACACGCAGACGAGGTAAAAGAAGTTATAAAGGTTATATTCTTTCTCGGCAAAGCATGGTTGGCGTACAAAACCGCTATGTTTGCCACTACTACAATTAATAGCTTATTTATAACTCAATCGGGAGCGCAAATAGCATCTATCACAAGGGAATCGGTTGCGGTCGGGGGTCTTAATGCTGAATTAAGAATACTTAACATGAACCTTGAAATGTTGATAGCGTTACAAGCGCAGGCAACGGTAGGGGCTAATGCGTTAAGTTCGGCGCAAGCTATTAACATGGCTACATTTGCAAGTTTGAACGCTAAAAACTTGCCTGTAAATATGTCGGGTGTATTAGGCACAGGCGCGGCAATGGGTGCTATTGGTAGTAAAATATCAAGTGCCGTTATGGGTGTGTTTATTGTTGGTATGGCGGCAGAGGTAGCAGACCAATTTGTACTACCTAAAAACCCATTTACTAATGAAGGGGTTAATTTGGCGAATTGGGGCAATACATTTTTGTCAGCAGGATTTGATTTTTTTGGTGATGAGGGGAAAGGCGTATTTGGGAAAGCTAAAGAAATAGGAGAAGCAAAGGGAGTATATAAAAATGTTCAAGAGCAATTAGATATGTTTTTGAATGATTACACTAAAGGGGGAATTGATTTAGTAACAGGCAAAATGTCTAAGCCAGAACCTTTATATCCAAGTCTTGACCCTAAAGGAAGTGAATTGTATGATGTGTTGCATACAATTCAAGACCAGTTAAAAACAAAGGATATTAAATTCCCTCTTGAAGATATTATGAATTCCCCTGACGAATTAGGCAGGCGTAAAACAACCAATGCTGAATTATATGGTATATTTAAAAAGTTTGGGTTTAAAACTCCATATTTAGGTTCGGGTAGTGATGTAGAAAAAATATCAAGCGGATCGGGGGAAGGGGAAAGCAGTAGGATTAAGCCGCCAAATGACAGGGTTAGAGGCGCACACGCTGTTACTTACAATATACACATAGATGAAATAAACGGGCAGAAAATAGGCACGCAGCAAGTAACAGGTCAGCAAGGTGATACCGATGTGGTGGCATTGAAATTGAGGGATATAATTATAAGCATTGTTAACGATAGTCAAATAAGAGCAGCTAACTAATATGTCAAAAATACCATTTAGCACGTTACCGCCAATAGCAGGACAGCCGCCACAAAGCCCACTACCCGCTATAAAACCATTAACGCCGCCGCCGCAAACATTGACTTTAAAACCGCCAATGAAAGGGCAAATGGTAGACCCAAGCGGTAAGCCGTTAAGCCCACAAGCAAGTTATTCAATGCTTGCTCAAACAGGGGCTATTATAGCGGCACAGTCGGGCGCATTTGCGTTGTTGAATATATACGCCCCACAGAACAACAGAACCAACCAATTTGGCGAAAATACGGGCATAAACGCATTCCCTGAATACGACCCAGCAGAGGGTATAAGTAAGTTAGGTACACCCATATACGGTAAGATAGTATTGGGAGATACGGAAAGGGAAAATATTTACACAGACGCGCAGGGTCGACAAGGTAGCTATCAAACGGTTGAACTTGATTGCGCGTTGGTAAATGTAGAGTTCAACAACAGAATAGTATCAACTAATATACAAGGGTTAGGGCAAACTATTAAGGAATTTATCAGTAGTGGTGATAACGATGTAACAATAACGGGTATATACAATAGCACTCCGGGAGTTGCGCCAATTGATTTTATTATCAATATGGGTAAGATATTTTCGGCACCTGTACCAATACCCGTTAATAACTACTACCTTAACAACTTGAATATCTTTTACATTGTCATTATGCCCGGCACTACAATGGGTCAGCAAGAGGGAGGATATGCAACACAAACATTTACAATAAAAGCGGTAAGCGATGTGCCAATGCTACAAATGTTACCATAATGGAGTATTTAGTACTATCACAATTTCAAGTTCAGCAAATACCTTCAATAGAGTTCCCTAATAGGAATTTGCTATTGATTTTTACCTTTATGAACCAATATGAGGCTAATAGTACGTGGGCTGATTTGACGCAGACGTTTAGCATTGTATTGCCTAAAAACGTGAAGGTAAGGGCGTATAAAACAGACATACCATTTGTGCCAAGTGCAGGCGATGTTACTGTATCGGCATTGGGTGGTAATACCGCTACGGATGGTAACGATTATGTACAGATTGGCAATATAAACGGGCAGAATAGTAACTTAGGTGGTTTTACTTCTGATAATGCGCCATTGTTTTTGCGGGGTGATAGGGTTAAATTCAATATAGGGTACAGAGCGCAGATACAAAACTTAGGTGAGGCTACGGATGGTACAGGTAAGTTTGCCAACGATTCAAGCACACCCGACCTATTTGCAGGGTTTATAAGCGCGGTAAGCCCTAAGCTACCTTTTACAATTGAGTGCCAAGATAATATGTGGTTGCTCAAGCAAATGCCTACACCCGCGTTTAACTGGCAAAAATGGCAATTGCAGGACATTGTATCCAAAGTAATAAAAGATAGTCAGGATTTGCCTCTTATCAAGCGTTACGGCGGTTATATACAACTTAGCGTCTACCAAAACCAACGAGAGGAAATAAATTTTAACGTTCAGAACCTTACTACTACCCGTCAATCATTAGCGGATTTTTTAGCGCGGTTACATTCTGAATATCGGGTTAACAGTTGGTTTAGAGGCAACGAACTAAGGATGGGTTATAAAAACTACATAGACAGCGATACGGTTAACCATGTTTTTACATTCCAAAAAAACATACTTGACAATGATAAATTGAAGTGGTCAAGGAAGGACGATACTACGCAGTCAATGATAGTCAAATCGCATTACATACGCGAAACGGGCAAAACTACATCAGACGGTAAAAAGAAAACAAAAGCTGAAAGTACGGAGATATTGATATTTGAAACGGCTGGTAAGTTTGATTATGTATTGAAAGAAAAGGGTAAAGATTTCCCAACTAAATACTTAAACGACATAGGGGAACGGTTTACTTTCAATATCTACGATGCAATAACAGACCCTAAGATATTATTTCAACGCGGCGTAGACCAATTAAAACAAAGATATTACGATGGGTTTAGAGGTTCATTTACTACTTTTGGCATACCATACGTAAAACATGGCGATACGGTTGATATTATAAACTATAAGCTACCCGAACAAAATGGCAGATATAAAGTAAAGGCAGTAAGGTATTACGGGGGCTATGACGATGGGTTAAGGCAAGAGATATTTTTGGACTACAAAGTAACTACATAATGAGTACTATTAGCGATATACGTGATGGATTAGTAACAATAATACAAAGAACTGTTGGCAATTTAGCTAATGGTTCATTTGTTGCGGAAGTAACAGCCGTTGACTTAGATAACCGTTCATGCACTGTAATAGGCATATCTGACGAGGTTGGCGTGGAATATCCTAATGTTTGGCTTATGCCTGTTGTAGATGATGGGATATTGTATGTACCTAAAATTGGCAGTACGGTAGTGGTTCAGAATAATACTAATATGCGACCTTATGTAAGTATGTGGAGCGAATTGGACAACATTATGTATATTATCAACAACACTATGTTTACCATGTCGGATGGGCTTACTCAATTCAATAAAGGTGAAAACTTAGGTTTGGTTAATATCAAACCATTGGTTGAAAAGATAAATGCTATTGAGAACCTACTCAACGGTTTTATAACATTGTACAACGGGCATATACACCCATTGACAATTGTAGGTACAACGGGGGTTTCAACACCTACTACATCAACAGAAACAAACACGATTGCGCCAATAACATCCGTTGACGACTTAGAAGATAAAGCGGTTACGCACTAAAAAGGTGTACCTAATTTTGGTAGTTATAATATAAATGTGTATAAGTTTGCTTTATGCCTGCAAGAACTGACCTACTATTATTACCTAACGGCGACCTACCAATTGGCGCAAAGCTAATGACTACGGGCGAATCCGACTTGCAAATACAACGTGATATGTTTAGCGCATATCCGGGAGAATGGAAGCAATTTCCACAAAACGGAGTAGGTATATCGCGTTATCTTAAATCTAACAATAACGGCATATTAACGCTGAAAAGCAAAGCAAGGCAAGCACTATTGAAAGACGGGTATAATGTGGGCAACATACAATATAAATTTACAGGTGAAAACAAACTAATCATATACACTAACGCCACGAGATAATGACAGGATACGTTTTACACAGAGTAGGGCAAAGTATTTACGATTTATGCTTGCAAGTGTATAGCACGCTTGACCTATTGATTAAGTTCTGTAACGATAATGGCGTTACGGATTTAGACGATATACCACAACAAGTTTATTATAGTTACGATAAAAGTTTAGTAAAATATGAAGGCAACCAAAACATTTACACGACACTTTATACAGAGGACGTTAGCGGTCGTATTCACGATAGCGAGTTTAGCGTGGAGTTTGAATAGTAACGGGCAAGTATATGTAAACGCTACTTTGCTAAAATACAGAGTAGATACGGGCGTTACAAATAAAACAGCAGCCAATAAGGTAAGGGCTACAACAGAGGGTGGATTAATGAAAGCCATTGTTGATTTTATATTAGCTAATACCGATACATTGGGCGGTGGTTCCAACAACTTGCAATCTGTATTAGGTTCGGGTAATACAGCTAAAACCTACATAAAATTAGGTAAGGTTAAATCACTCAATCCATACAATTCAACTTTGATTGCGCAAGATGCTACCGATAGTTCGGGAACTATAGTATTGCGCGATTCATCCGCTACATTATTGTTTTCAGCTAACAAAACACAAACTTACAGTAAAGCAGGAGTTACTACGCCTTACCTTATTGGCACAGGTTCAGCCCCGACTATAACACTAAATGCTTGTGCTGGCACTGGCGCAACTTATACCATATCAGGCTCACAAGGGCATGGATATGTTTCTATAACAGCAGGCACCAGCCCATGTTCAGGAACAAATACGTTTTTTAGTTTGAACTTTCCAACTGTTTTTGGAACAACGCCAACTTACATATCATTTAGCCCACGTAATGACAATGCGGCTGCGGTGTGGGCGGCTGGCGGCATAATATACACAGCAGCAACTACAACAAGCGCGGCAACAGCGACAAGGGCGGCAAGTACGATTGTATCAGGTACGGTTTATGAATATTACTATAACGTAGAGCAATAATGAAAAAATTACTATACTTACTTTGTTTTTTGCCGTTTGTCGGATTTGGGCAAACGTATTGCCCTATTGTAAAATTTGGCGATACGGCTACACTTGATTCATTTTTAGCGACTATAAAGGCTCGGCAACTTATATTGCCAAGTTCATTTAAAACCAATTGCCATAATGCGACAAACAGTATTGCTTTGGTTGGCGGTGCTATATGGACATTTAACGGGAGTATATGGGTGCAACAAACAGGTGGGGGGTTTGATAGTACGCATATCTATGCTGCACTTGCTGATACGGCTGCAAGGTTAAATGATAGGATTGATAGTGTAGCTGCATTGGCTGCACCACTTGATACTACGCACATATACGCGGCTATTGCGGATAGTGTGGCATTGCGAGAATTACTATCTAACAAAGTAACATCATTTGCAAGCCCCAATAATACAACCTACCCAACCACAAGCGCGGTTAACACATTAGTTGCAAGTTACTTGCTCAAATCAGATACGTCTACTATGTTAGCTCCTTATGTGCGTGTTAATAGGTTTACCGACAGTATCAATACGCTTAGATTACTTTCAAATGCAAAAGTAAATTATACCGATACTGGCAATATGCTATTGAAGTATTTACGAACACCTGATACAACTGGTAATAGTGGCAGAGTAATGACGTATAGCGGAACAAGTGGTATCTATTGGGGCGCGTTATCGGTAGTTGGTAGCTTGCAATCTGCTAACCATAGCCTATACATTTCCCCTACGACAGGCGATGTAAACGCTCAAATTGATACGGCGCATAGTAATACATGGATAGTTCCTCAAGACTTCACCAAAATAACGATAGACACATTGCAAGCGCATACAAGTGCGGGCGGTGCAATCCGTACTAATTCGGGCGCGGCTGCTATCAGTTGGGGAGCGGGAGGCGGTCAGAATGTAACCTTTGCGGGATACCCTATAATTAATAGCGGCGATAGTGTATTGACTACTAACAGTAGCGGCGGTTTGTTGCGGTACGATTTGAAAGGCAACTACAAGCGAATTGCAGACAGTACAGGCGGTAGCGGCTATGTTCAGCGTTCAACAGCACAGAAAACGGCAGATAGTTTAGCTGCGTTGATAGCGGCACGAGGCACGGTAACGCAAGTAAATAGCGGTTACGGCATAGTAACTACAACGATTACTACAACAGGTACTATTTCAGTCGATACGGGCGCAATGGCTACAAGATTGCGCGTACAAAAAGGCGTGGATAGCTTAAACGTAGTATCTGCAACTAAGGTAGCATTTTCGGACACTTCATTTACAATAGGTACTAAAGCATGGCGGCAAAAGGGTATTGATAGTATAAATAATACGGCTGTATTCCCATCTACTACACAGACGCTAACCAACAAGCGTATAACGTTCCGAGTAACGGGTGGTAGTTCGTTTACTACGTCAGTTGCAATCAATGCCGATGTAACGGACGTATGGGAGGATAGCTTGCAATCGGGTGCATTATTATTCGCAGCCCCAACAGGTACGCCTACTAACCATCAGTTATTGGAGATAGTTATAAAGGACAATGCAACAGCAAGGGCTTTAACATGGAACACTATTTTTAGCGCATCAACCGATTTAGCATTACCAACAACTACAACACTAAGCAAGTGGTTGTATATGTTGTTTCAGTATAATAGCAGGTCGGGTAAATGGTATTTATTAAGCAAATTGGACAACTTTACGCCGTAATGAGATACATACTATACATACTATTGTTGTTTGCTTTCCCATGCTCGGCGCAGATAACGCGCACGCACAACTATTTGCAATCAGGCGGCGCAGGTAATTTAAACCTTACTGTAATGAGTAATGTTAATACCGCTAATAGCAATCTGATAGTAATAGGTATTACATCGTACATGGGCGGTACGGCCCCCGTTTTAACGTCATCAACGGGTGAAACAATCGCACTTGCTGCAAGCGTTGATGGTGTTGTAGGTACGGGCGTAAGAGGTAGAATTTATTACATTTACGGGAGTAATGTAGGTAGCGCAACACATTCG